CGAGCGCGCGCACCTGATTCGTCACGACCCGTTGCGCCGGCTCTGGTGGCTGCTGACGCTGCAGTTGATCTTCCGCCCGGAATGGGTTTTCGCGCGCGTGCGCGAACAGGAACTGGCGGCGGATCAGTACGTGAAAGAGCAGGGTCTCGCGGCGGGACTGCGCATGTTCCTGCGCCGGCATCCGCATCCCGCTAGCGCGCTGCACCCGAGCTCACAGGAAAGGCTGGAGGCGCTCCATGTCTGACGCGTTCCGCATCGTCCCACCTCTCATTCGCGCGGAAGGGAAGGACGCACCTCCCGAAACGATTCAGGCGGCCGTGAACTCGTTGGCGCAGCAGATGACCGTCGCGCTGAATCAGCTGGGCACCGGCGCGGGCCCAATCTTCGGGGCAATCATGCTCGCTTGGTTCCAGGGCCTTCCTACATCGCCTGGGTCGTCCGGAACGTTTTGGAATGACGGTAATACGCTTGCCTACGTACCATGAAAAAAATTTTCATCTTACTCTTCGCACTCCTAATCAGCGCGTCGGCGTTCGGTCAGACATACCCGAGCCCGAAATTCGCCGGCGTTACGGTGACGACTTCATTTTCGGCCCCCGGCTTGGTGCACACAACCGATTTAGCCGCGCAGGCAGCAAATACGGTACTAGCAAACGTCACGGGCTCGAGCGCATCACCCACGGCCTTTTCGCTAACGAACTGCAGTACAAGTTCGAGCGCGATGACCTATACAACCGGAACAGGTTTCACCTGTAACAGCACGATCAACGCCGCGACGCTCGGTGGTGCGACATTCGCATCACCGGGGGCGATCGGCTCGACAACGCCGGGTTCCGGTGCGTTCACGGCGCTTTCTGCCAGTTCGATCGGCTCGACGTCGCCTGGTTCAGGGGCTTTCACGACGCTTTCCGCGAGCACGACCAATCCTGGCTTCACCTTCACGGCGAGCGGTGCCGGTGGATCGGCGCGTACCTACGCCTCGAAGATGGGCGACATCGTCAACGTCAAGGACTACGGCGCGCTATGCAATGGATCGACGGATGATACGGTCGCCGACACCAATGCATTGGCGGTATTCGGTCCGAATGGAGGCACATTGCAATTCCCGCCGGGAACGTGTGTCTATTCAAGCCTGACGATCCCGGCGAATGTGGTACTCGCGGGCATGGGGTCAAGCTCGACGACGCTCGCGACGAACAGCGCAACAGCGAATGGCTTGACGTTCAACGGGACAGGTGGCGGTATCAAGAACGTGCAGCTGGCATCGACTGTCACGCGCACGGCCGGCGCCTATGTTTCATCCGCGTACGGCATAACGGTGAACAACGTCGCCGTAACGGGTCACTTTGTCGGCTTCAGTATCGCAGGAGCGTCCCCTTCGGCGCTGGCGGTCAATCCGTCTTTTACGAACGTCAACATGTTTCTGCCGGCAACCGGGGCGGGTTCAGCCGCGATGATCTTCGAGAATTATGCGAACGCCGTAGTTAAGGGCTCGGTCGTTACCGGTACCCCGTCGGGGCAGCAGCCCGACTACGGTCTGGTATTCAGGAACGGCGACACCGCCTTCGTATCCGATACGAACGTTACGCGCAACGGCTACGCGCTGGCAATTATCCCGGGGGCCGGCGAGAACAACTATTCGTTCAACGCCTCGAATTCGGACTTCGATAGCGCAGGCCTCATTAGCGGCAGCGTCAACGCGTCGTCGTGCCTGATCCAGCCCACTTCCAACGGGAACGTCTACGAATCGCATTTCACCAACGTATGGTGCGGTCTCGCGCTCGGCGACGGCGCGCTCATCGGCTCCAGCGGCACCGGCGTGATCGACGGGATGCACTGGTCAGGGGGTATTTTCGACGGGAATGGCGGAAGCGGTTTCCACATCACGTCGAACGTGCAGAACTGGAGCGCGGTCGGTGGCCACGCTGCGGGGAACACCGGCTCGGGCTACTACGTGTCGGCAGCGAGCAATGACTGGAACCTGTTGGGCGTGCGCGCCGGCCCCGTATCTAATCGAGGCTCAAACGGAGCGGCCGGCGTCAACGTCGGTGTAAACGCATCGAACAACTACACGATCATTGCCGACACTTCCGGAAACACCGGGGGAACGATCTCGAATAGCGGTACCGGCGCTGTCCAGACCGTCATCAACAACGGCGCGTTGGCTGTCACGCAAGCAATCAAGCCGTCGAGCACATCCGGCATCACTGGAACGTCAACGAACGACGATGCAAACGCGGGAGCAGTCGGCGAGTACCCGACGCCGACCAACCTGACCAGCGTTTCTCTGACGTCCGGGACGGCCGCCAACGGCGCAAGCGTCCCGTTGACCGCTGGAGATTGGGATGTCTCGGGAACTTGTCAATTCATACCTGCCGGCTCGACAACCATTTCCAGCGTGATCGCAGGCATCAATACCGTTTCTGCGACGCTTCCTGGCGCGCCCAACGAAACAGCAATCCAGAGCGCGTTGACCACGGGTGCGCAGCAGATCATCAGCGCGGGTCCCGCGCGCATCAAGCTGGCAGGTAATACGACGGTCTACTTGGTGTGCCAATCGGGATTCGGCGCAAGCACGATGACCGTGAACGGGTTCATCCGAGCACGTCGGCCACGTTAATCGGATCTGCCACAAGTCGGGAAACAGGAATAAAAAGTGCGGAACCATGATCAGGAGATCGTCGTGAGCAAAACCATTCTGGCCCGTCTGCTTGGCCTCGTCTTTCCGGCAGTCGGTGCCGGCAATCCGCCGAGCATTCCGGACAACGGAGCGATGCCCGATCAGATCGGCCTGTACAACGCGGTTCTGGGTATGAACCCGTTCCAGGAAACTGGCTACAACGTCGCGACGAACACTTCTGGCTTCACGCTCGGAGCAGCGCAAGTCTGCGGCGCCGCGCAGAACTTCCTGAACCTCTCCGGCACGCTCGGAGCCGGCGCCAACGCGCAGTTGCCGACTGTCGCCGCGCTGCTCGCGCAGCTGCCGACGGTGGTGCAAAGCTCGCCGGTTGGCCTCAGCTTCCAGCTGCGCGTCATCAACAGCTCGAGCGGCGCCTTCTCCTGGACGGTGACCACGAACACCGGCTGGACGCTCGGCGGAACCATGTCGATCGCCCAGAACACCTGGCGCGATTTTATCGTCACCATCACCAGCGCGACGACCGCAACGCTCCAGGCGGTCGGTACGGGCACGCAATCGTAAGGGCGGCCATGAGCAAGCTCCTGCAGCGACTTTTCGGTTTTCTGTTTCCCGGCGTCGACGACGCTGATCCTTCGGATCCTGGCGGCGATGCTGGGGGCGGTGACGCTGGTGGTGATGGCGGTGGCGGTGGTGACCCTGGTGCTGGCGATCCTGCTGCTGATATCCCGGAAGACGATCTCGAATTCGATTTCGTTGAACCAGCGCCCGCCCGGCGCCCGACGTCGGAGGCCGATCGCCTGGCCGCCCTCGAAGCTGAAGTAGAGCGCCGCGGGCGCCTGGTCGACGCATCGCGCGGTGCGCCGACAGCGCCCCTCGCGGATCGTGATTTCGAGGCCGAAGAGGCCCGTCTCCGCGATCCGAACACCACGGATATCGAGCGCTGGCAGATCCAGTCAAACCGCACGCTGCGCCAAAGCCAACAGGCCGCACAGGCCGCTCTGTTCCAGGCGCATGACCTGCGCGATCAGACGCTCTTCGAGTCGAAGATCTCCAGTGACCCGCACCGCGCGCGCTATCGCGATCGCGTCGAGCAGGCAGTGCAGGAAGAACGCCGCGCAGGCCGGAACGCCTCCCGCGAGGCGGTCTACTACTACATGCTCGGCAAGGACATTGCGGACGGCAAGCTGAAGCCGAAGGCGAAAGCCAAGGCGCCCGCTGCGGACGTTCCGCGCGGAAAGACGCCGGGCGTACGCTCGACTGTGCCGCCGGCCCGCGGGCAAACCGAACACCAGAAGCGCGCCGCGCGTCTGGCTGACGTGAACATCTGACCAGCACGAGGACACCATGCTGACGAAAATTCTGGCCCTCCTGACGGGCCTCATGTTCCCGGGGATTACGAATCAGTCGACGAGCTTCACGTCCGACGTCGAAGCGTATATCCAGGAAGAAGTCGAACCGCTCGCGCGACGTCAACTGGTCGCGTACCAGTTCGGCAAGCCGCTCAAGCTCGACACGAACCGCGGCACGACGTACACCGCGTCGCGCTACCAGCGCCTGCCGCTGCCGTATGCACCGCTGCAGGAGGGCGTCGCGCCCCCGGGCGAGGCGATGACGCTGCAGCAGGTCAGCGCGACTGCGCAGCAGTGGGGCGATCGCGTCATCATTACCGACGTGGCGAACCTCACCATCAAGCACCCGCTGTTCCAGCAAGCGTGCGAACTGGTGTCGCTGCAGATGCCGGAAACGCTCGAGCGCAACACGCTGAACACGCTGCTGTCCGCGCCGCAGGTGAACTACGCCGGGGGCGCTGCAAACCGCGCTGCGCTGACGGCGTCGAACGTGATGTCGCCGCACGAATCGAACCGCCTGTTCGCGTCGATGGCTGCGTACGGCGTGCCGCGCTTCAACGGCGACGAGCGCGAAGACATGATGATCGAGGCGGGCGCGTACCGCGATCCGTCGCAGACGCCGCGCGTCAAGCAGCATTACGTCGCGCTGATCAGCCCGTTCTCGGCGCAGGACATGCGCGAGAACTCGTCGGTGCAGCAAGCGTGGGCCTACAGCGACGTCAATCGGCTCTACAACAACGAGCTCGGCGACTTCGGCGGGATCCGCTACTGCGAAACGAACATGATGCCGTACTGGACGGGCGCCGCCGCGATCAACGGCTCCGCATCGACGTCGGGCGGCCAGCTCGCGACGGGCACGTACTACGTGCAGGTGACGGCCGCGCCGGCTCTGACGTCGGTCGAGCAGACGATCTATCAGGTTTCGTCGTCGATCAGCGTCACGGGCCCGACGGGCTCGATCTCGGTGACCCTGCCGTCGTTCCCGAACTACGTGTTCAACGTGTATATCGGGACGACCGCGAACCCGGCCAACCTCGCCACGGCGATCGGCAATGGCGTTCCGGTGACCGGCGTGCTCGCCGGCCAGGCGACGCAGTTGCAACCGAACCAGACGGTCACGCTGACGGGCATCGGCGTCACACAGACACCGCCGGCCGCGCCTGCAACCGGCGTGTCGGTGTTTCCGGTGCTGTTCATCGGCAACCACAGCTACGGCCAGGTGCTGCTCGAGAACCCCGAGTTTCACTACCTGACGGGCGCCGACAAGTCGGATCCGCTGAACCAAACCCGGGTCGTGTCGTGGAAGGTGTTCTACGGCTCGATCCTGCTCAACACGGCCTTCCTGGCCCGCGTCGAATGCGGCTCCGCGTTCGCACCGGGCTACCAGGGCGGTACCGTGACCACCGCGTAGGGAGTAGCTGATGGCCGCACGTAACTCGCAGGAGCCGGGCAAACCGGCTCCGGGGTCGGCTGATGCCGACGAAATGCTCGGCGGTGCCGCACCGGTCGAGGAAAGCCGCGAAGACCTGCTCGAGCGCATCAAAGCGCTCGAAGCCGAAAACGCCAAGTTGGGCGCCGCGAAGGACATCGCCGAGGAAGAATCGGCTCGCCTGTCCGCGCAGGCGCAGTCGGCGCTGATGACGTCGGGCGTCGTCGAGCGTTTCGCCGGCAAGGCTGAAGATGGCGAGACGGATCTCTGGTGGTATCGCATCGATCTCGCGCCGTGCGGCGGCGAGCATCTGAAGATCAACGGCACGCCGTACCTGCACGGCCACACGTATAAGTTCGACACGGACACCCTTCGCTCGATCAAGGAAATGGTCGCGCGTACCTGGGTGCACGAGAACGACATCAACGGCCACGCGTTCAACCCGTACCGGCAGGCGCAGAACAAAGTGCTCGGAGGCGGCCCCGTGCCGGCCTGGGCACGATCGTAATTCACTCACCCCGAAAGGAAAACCATGTCGCAAGCCTCTCAGGAAGTTACGGCTGCAACGGTGATCGGCAACTTCACGATCACTCTCCCGGCGCCGAACCAGGCGCAGATCTCGGCCAGCGGTTACCTGGTCGAGGGCGAGGACAAAGCCTCGCTCGACGCTCGCATGGATACCGTGCGCGAGGCGCTCGAACGGCAGCAGCGCATGCTCGAAATCCCGGTGCTCCAAGCTCGAATCGAACAGATCGAGAAGGCACGCGAAGATATCGAGCGCGCCTATGCGGACCTCCTTCAGCGCAACAAGGACAAGCAGGCAGGCAAGGCGGGCGCGAAAGCGCTGTCGAGCCAGGAGCAGGCGAACCTGAAGAATGCGCCGCTTCAATTGAAGGGCATCGAGGCCGAGCTCGAGAAGGCGCGCAAGAAGATCGCCGACGCGCGCGCGGGGGCGTGAAATGGCCTACCTCCAGGCCCAACAGATCATCGCGCGCGCATGCGCGATTGCGAAAGCGCCCGGCTGGCTGTCGCAAGGCGGTGTCTATCTGAACATGGTCCTGGAGGACCTCTGGCTACATCGCGACCTGAAGATCAACCGGGTCGTCGAATTCGTGACGGTGCAGGCGAACAACTACGGCCCCTTCACGCTGCCGTTGAACTACCTGCGCACGTACGACCTGTTCTTTCAGCAGAACAACCTGCCGTACTTCCTGCATCCGATTTCCCCGGAGGAGTGGGATCAGGAGTTCAAGGATCCCTCGATCGCGAACTACCCGTACGAGTTCATGACGCTGCTGTACGACGAGACGACAGCGCAGATGAACAACTCGGCGGGGCAGCTCTTCATCTATCCGCAATCGTCGGGACAGATCGTCCTGACGCACCGGTACATGGTGAAGCAGCCGGACATTGCCACACCCGATACGTCGACGGTTATCCCGTGGTTCCCCGACCAGAACTACCTGATCAAGGCCACCGCGACTGAGTTGATGAGCGAGACGGACGACGTCCGTCAGGAGTCGTTCCGCGCGCAGTGCGAAGCGATGCTGCGCACGCACCTGATCATGGAAGGCGACGAGCAGCAAGTCGTGAAGTCGGTTCGGCTGGATCCGCGGCGCTTCCACACGAACCGCACGCTGAAGCCGACGAAGATCACGGATTAGGGCCATGGCGATCCGCAACGCGAAGCCGGTCCGCTTCACGCCGAAAGGGCTCTGCGACGCGTTCGACGCGACGGATGCCTTCGCCGGCGCCTGCCAGCTCCTGAGCAATCTTGTGTTCGACCAGGGC